ATTCATGTGGTTCCAACAAATACTTAAAACAAATTACAACAGAAAACAGATCTCTTTTTCCGTATTTGTATTCCTGTCCAACTTTCGGAATACCTAATAGATTGTGTACGGGCATATCTTTAATAACGTTTGTTGTTTTATAATTGTATAGTCTTTCGTTATGTGCACATACATTTCTGAAATAAGATAATACACGAATCAACGTATTTAGCTGAAAGCCCATAACTCCGTCAAAATTTGAAGCAATTTTACTCTGAAGTTTTTGCTGAGAAAAAGAATACATTTTTGATATATTACCAAATGTAAACGAGTGAATTAAAACCCATAATGGAACTGAATGATATGTCTTCACGTTATAAGAAATATAAGTATAATCCTCACATTTCTTTAGTCTTTTGGAAATTATATTAACAAAATCATTAACATCTTTTTGATACCGATCATAATTATAATTATTTACGTCAAGGTAATCTTGCATTTTATCGCCAAATAGATCACAAAAATAATAACTGTATAAAGATTTTAAATGTTTTTCAATTTGTAATATATACCTAAAGAAAATTCGTCTTAAATCATCATCGAATTGGTACAGTCGTAAAATATCAGAAAATTTTATTCCATTTTTGTATGGACCATTTTTCTCAGCCTTAAAAATACTTTTATATCCAGATATAAGCGCATAATAACTATACCGTTTTAAATACGTCATGGCAATATCTTCGTTATCAATTATCAAGCCTTTCCCTCTTAAATGCGAAATCTGTTGCTCATATGTATAGAATCGCTTTTCCTGCTTTTTCATTAATTCACCTCATGATAGATAAACAAAAGAGCCCCCGCAAAAGCAGAGGCTCTAATGGATTGTAGGCCCGCAGGTTACTACAATACGATCACTAGCAATATGTTACCACGAGGTTGACTAAAAGTCAATAGCTATCTCGAACACATATCGCCTACCTCTATTTTATGCCATTGTGAAAAAAATATACACTTATTTTTACAACTTCATTCGTTATCGGCATTATAAGCCTTGTTTTGGCAATAAAAAAGAAGTAACCGCTCAGCCTCGAAACTAGCGGTTACTTCAACTGTTCTAGACAGGGGCTAACCGTCTCAGCGATAGCACCTTACGCTTTTATTGTAACCGCTTCTTTTCTATTTGTCAATAAACTTGACCTCTCCACTACGGTCATTGTTTTATCCAGCCTATAAAGATTAAGATACTATTCTACTATTTCTCCAGTTTCTTAATTCGTTTTCGAACATTTGATGTTCAATATCGTTTAAAGATAAAACGTTAACTCCTCGCTTTTTTTGCTCTTTCCCCGATAATAAAACAACATTTTCCAAATTCACACCATTAATATATTGTACAATTTCATATTTTAAATTTTCAAGCCGTAGTTCCATAACTTTTTCAGTTACTAAAAATTCGTTAGCTAATTCTAGTTTTAATAAATGAATATCCGAAAACTTTTCGATAGCATTAATACGATCTTTAATCTTTGGAAGTAATATTTTATAAGGAATCATAAATTCAGCAGCGCCTTCATTAGCCTGCCATTCAAGAAAAGGATTCTGGTTTGGCATAATGCTATCATAACAACTAAACACCTTACTCTGCTCATTTTTGTGTAAACATAAATGAATAAGTTCGTGCCCACAATAAAAGTTTCTCTCATATTCAGTAAGATTATCATTTACAATCACAACATGGTTTTCGTTAGAATTTTCAGCTATATAAGCCATTGCTCTCAATGCTTTGGTTTTAAAGGGAAGTGTTGTAAAAGCAACTCCATGTATATCGGTAATCCATTTAGCTAGCGGAAAAGGATATTCGTATTCAGAACATTTAAACACGTATTTTCTAATTATGTCAATTTGATGATATAGTTCTTTTTTAGTATAGTAATGTCTCATACTACCCTCACTATTTTTTTCTCAAATTTTTAATTGTTTCAAGAGCTAATTTTATATCCTCTGGATCTATTTGATTTTCCTGTGCGTCTTTAGCAAGGCTTAAATATATGCTATCAAGTCCATCTATAAAGGTGGGCTCTTTTTTTATGTCTTTCCCCTCTAGCCATTCCTCTGAGACGCCAAAAAAATCAGCTAACATTGCCATTGTCTTTTTTCTCGGCTCAGAACCACCCAACCAATTTGCTACGGTTGTTGGGTGAATATCTAGTTTTTTTGCTAATTCATAGTTAGTTAAATGTCTTTCGTCCATTAGCCTTTTTAATCTTTGTGAAAAGTCCATAAAACGCAAACCTCCATTTTGTTCTAATTTATTCTATTAATCAGTTGACAATTAGATTAAAATAGATTATACTAGAACACGCAATGAGCACTGTGGCACATCATAATTACACCATGCTCTTAAACTACAATTTTTAATTATTCGATGAAATTAGAATATCATATTATTCTAATTTAGTCAATGGTTAGGAGGTGAAATCTTGTCATTTTCAGAAAATCTTATTCTTTTGCAAGTAAAAAATAAAGTTACAAATTACCGTCTAGCTAAAGAAATAGGAGTACATCCAACTACTATTCAAAACTGGCGAAACGGAAAACAGCCACAATTATCACATGCTTCTAAAGTAGCGATTTTTTTTGGAAAAACAGTTGATGAGTTAATGAAATAAGGAGATAAAAAATGAACGAGCTACAAATTTTCAAATACCAGGATAAACAAATCCGAACTGTTGAAAGAAACGGAGAACCTTGGTGGGTTCTGAAAGATGTTTGCGAAGTACTGGAAATCAATAATCATAAAATGACTGCCCAGCGACTTGACGTAGATGAGGTAAGCCAGACTGACCTCACCGATTCACTCGGTAGACAGCAAAACACCACCATCGTCAACGAAGCGGGCCTATACAATGTGATTCTCCGGTCTGACAAACCGCAGGCCAAACCATTCCGTAGGTGGGTAACCAATGAAGTCCTCCCCACAATCCGCAAAACCGGCGGCTATGTAGCAAACGACGATCTTTTCCTCAATACATATTTCCCAAGCGCTGATGAAGCCACCAAGCTTTTTGTCAGAACTTCCCTGGAGAGTTTCCGCCGCCTGAACAGCCAAATTGCTGAAATGAAGCCGAAAGCCCTGTTTGCGGATGCGGTGGAAGCTTCTGAAACCTCTATTCTAATTGGTGATCTAGCGAAACTCATCAAACAAAACGGTGTGGATATTGGTCAAAAGAGGCTTTTTGCATGGCTTAGAGATCACGGCTATCTAATTAAATCCGGCGCTAGTGTTAATATGCCAACCCAAAAATCTATGGAACTGGGGCTGTTTGAGGTAAAAGAAAGAACTATCAATAATCCTGACGGTTCAGTCCGAATTACCAGAACAACAAAAGTGACTGGTAAAGGACAGACTTATTTTGTCAACAAATTTCTGTCTTAGGCTGCCGGGCGACGAAAAGGAAGCGGGGTGAAAAATTGAGGACAAGTAAAAGAAAAGCTCCTGCTGGTTCGGAGCAGGAGCAAATAGAATCATTACAAAAATCAGTTCATTACTTATGGATCACTAATATCATCGTCAATATTGCAATTATTCTCTTGACGTTCAGGGTCTTTATCTTCATTAACACCACTGGAAATATCTTCTATCGGATAGTTTTGATCCTTCAGCAACTGAGTCAGCTCTTGAATTGATAGTGATAATTCTTTTTGTAAACTTACCACTCGTTGAGAGGACAGGCAATCAAACCAAAATAAAATAGCCGCACTCAGGCGGCGGAAAGGAGAAACAAATGAAAATCTATCGTGATTGGTGTGACGTTCCCATCGTCTTAACCACAGAAATCGCCGCAGATATCACCGGTGAATATGTAAAAACCGTATCACGTCTTTGCCGGGAGGGAAAAATCAAAGCCGTTAGGCGCGGGAAAAGATGGTTTATTCCTAAAGAATCATTAATGGAATATTGCGGTGTTAATGGTTCTGTTTGGAATGAACCACAAGTAATAAAACCATAAAGGAGGACAAGCACATGAGCACAGAAATGACGGTGGCGTTTATCGTTCTGGCGGTATGGAGCGCCGTATTCACAGCGGCATATATCGGCGAACGGTACCGGAACCGGAAGCTGAGAAACGCTTTAAAGAAGAAAAGGAGCCGGTACATAAGAGAGGTGAGTTATGGGAATGAAACAATCCATCTGTGACAAAGACTGCTTTCACTGCCGTTTTTCAGATTGTGTTAATCACTACGGCCCATATACTGAGGCGAAAGACATTAAAAAGGCTTTGAATGGGCAAAAGAAAAGCCGCCCCATGACGGAACGGCAATTATTTCTTCATGAGATAGAATCTTCTATTATGTCCATTAAATGAATAGGGTCAAGTTGAAATAGTGTACAACGTTGTGCAATGTCTAATACAATCTCCAAATACATAGAAACATCTGAAATGAATACTACATCTATTTGTATATTTTCAGTCATATCAACAGCTTTAATTCCATATGAAATGTACCTTCCCACGTATGGGTGAAAAAGTGACTCTTTAACAACCAGGTACACGGTCAAATAAATCCTCCTCATTTTTAAAAATTCCCACATCTAAGTCGAAATAAACCATTAACCTCAGCAATACAATCGACCCAGGCAACACTAAACCTTTTTCGATTTGCTGATACCATCGCACCGATATGGATACAATATCAGCTACTTGTTCCTGAGTAAGAGAGCGCTCTGATCTTGCGTGATAAATTTCTCGTGCAAATGTTGACTTTATTGACATTGACATTTCCTCCTTTGTTAAGAAGGATAAATCAATCTGTGACTTAACGCCACGAATCATGAATTCAGTTTATCAAAAATGACGAAATTTTTCGAATATTGTCGAATTAATCCTATCCTTCTTATGACTAAAGGATACATGAAAACTCAATAAAATCCTGTTCCTTAAATAAAGGTTAAAAAAGCCGTCCTGTAATATTCACAGAACGGCAGTAAGATCAACCTACTTTATGAAATTCTTTCTCATGTTGTGTCAGACGCTTTTCACCAGAAGAAATATCCTCCCAAGCCATCTTCAAACTGGATTCTAGAGAATCAAAGCGGTCGTTCATTTCTTCTCGCATAGCGTTCATTCCAACACGCAATTCTTCTTGGCCTTGTTCCAAGGTTGCTTGACCCTGTTTTAAACTTGCAATATCTCCTTGCATCTGCTCTAAAATAGCAAGAATCTTTTCTTCATTATTCACATCAATCCCTCCCTATTCAATCCATGTTTCTACTATACCACGGTATGCTACCCCGGTCAATCTCATTTGTTGATTTCCGGCTTATCCGTCCGACCTACTAAATAGTCGATGGATACGTCGAAGTAGTCAGCAAGGGTAATGAGTTGATCAAATGCTGGGTTTCTCTCGCCGATTTCATAGCTTTGTATTCCTCTTTCGCTTGCTCCAACTTCAACAGCAAGCTGCTTTTGTGTTAGCCCTTTTTTCTTACGAATAATCCTAAGTCTTTTTGCAAAATCGTTCATGTCATATCCTCCTTAAAAAACTGGGGATTGACACGCACAAACAATCGTGTTATTATAAAAACATAACACGTACAAATATGCGTGTTCAATCTAGAAAGCGAGCGGGTGATGAAAAATATAAAATTGATAGAAAGACGCAACAAAATAGGCCTTACGCAAGTAGAAGTTGCAAAAAAGGCCGGCGTTTCAGAACGCGCCTATCAGAGTTATGAAGCGGGGAAACGTCAGCCAAACGTTCAAACCGCTAAACTGATAGCCAAAGTATTGAAAAGCACAGTGGAAAAGCTTTTCTAAGGAAAGGATAACACAAAGGCAAAAAAAGGACAAGCAGAAAGGAGCAAAAACGTGGATTACGAAAAGGAAATTGCAATATTGCGGCAGGAAATTGAGGAATTGAAAAGCCGAAAGCCAAAAATCATTAACACTACTTTCTATAAAATAGCGGATCAGGAATGCGATGAATTTTTCGAGCGGGTTAAACAGGAAAATCAAAATTATTCAGGCCGGTTACTTTGCAAAAACGCCGCAAAGGACGCTTATTGTGAACGGCACAATTTATTTGGAAAAGATAGAAAAACTCCTTCCAGATACATTACTTCGGAAGAATCCGCAAAAGAATTTGTCGCTTTATTCAAATTGTTTTTAGCTATTTATCAAGGCTACTTAAAGAATGGAGTAAGATATAATGCCAGTTAATAAAAAGAAAAGCCGCCCTCGCGACTGGCATCACGAAGAGCGGCAAACGAAAAACAACTGAGTATATTTTAAACCAAAACAGGAGGTTTGTCAAATGGACGATAAAGAGTTAATGATCTGTCTAATGAAAAGATGTTTTGAACTGGAAAAAGAAGTCGAAAACCAAAAGATAGCCGGCGACTATTGGTTCCGGGAATGTGAGAGGCTGAAAAATGAACAGAAGCAATGATAACGGCCTCTCCCGCGCGGAATTTGAGTACCTGTATGATACCGATAACGAGGAACCGGAAACGGATAAAAGCCCGGAATACGAGGCCCTGGAGTGGCTGAAGGAGGTATATTATGCCTACCAAGAATATCGTTGAGTTTACCAGATATACCGTACCTATAGAAATTACATTCAAGGACGGTATCGAGTGCTGTGAATGGTGCAATCGCAGCTTTATGAATATGAAACGGCATTTTGAATGTGGTCTTACCCATGAGGAAATAGTCAGCCCTAGAGATTCCATCGGGTGGAACTGCCCGGTCAGAAAATTGGAGGTAGCAAATGGAATTCAGACTGCTGAAAGCTGATGAAATTGACGTGAGAGTAGCTCAAGTTAAGGAATCCGGCTGTTCCCTGCTTCTATATAAAGACGCCCGTGTCGATATGAATATCTTAGACACTACTCCTGGAATCGGCCCGGGAAACTGGCAGCGCAGGCATTATGAATGCAAGGGAAATTTATTCTGCTCTGTTGGTATCAAGATTGATGGTGAATGGGTATGGAAGGACGACGCGGGTGCGGAAAGTCAAGCTGAAAAAGAAAAAGGCGAAGCCTCTGACAGCTTTAAGCGGGCTTGTGTAAATTGGGGCATTGGCCGGGAACTTTACACGGCTCCATTTATTTGGATTACGTCCTCTGAAATTTCCATTGTATCTAAAAATGGTAAGGCTACAACTTACGATAAATTCGAAGTAACAAAAATAGCCTATACAGATGACAGAAAAATTTCGGGGCTTGCTATTTGGAGGCTTGCCAATAAGGATAAAGACCGCAAACGTGTATTTGTCTGGCAGGGAGGCACTAATGAATGACTTAATTAACGCGGTAGGCGAAAAGACCGCTTTACTTGATGCCGCAATCCGTCAGCTTGGAAAACGCGGACAGGCTTATGCCGAGGCCGAAAGCAATTATAGAATGGCGCTGTCTAAGGCAATTCTGGAAGAGCGTGCAAACGGCACTCCAGTAACTATCATTTCCGACATCTGCAAAGGAAAATCTGATATTGCAAAACTGAGATTTCAACGTGATTGCGCCGAGGTGGTATATAAGTCTGCAATGGAGGCAATCAACAGTTATAAACTGCAAATCAGGATAATGGACGCGCAGATAGAAAGAGAGTGGCATAGTGGTTAACGAATACGGAGCAAAGCTTGACCGGAACGGCTATGCGCCAAGCATCATACAGGACGAAGCCGATGAAAGCTGCTTTATCTGCTATGCGAATGGATATTATGACCCTCTCAACCGCCACGAGGCATTTGGCGGCCCATTCCGGGACAAGTCAAAGCGTTTAGGCTTATGGGTTTCCCTCTGTCATTACCGGTGCCACCAGGAGGGAAACGGCAGCGTACATAAAAATCGGGAATCCGACCTGCACATAAAGCGGATCGCCCAAATGAAGGCGATGGAAGCCTATCAATGGGACACAGAGGATTTTATCCGGGAGTTCGGAAGAAATTATTTGGAGGATTAACATGTTAAATACAGCAATTTTAATGGGACGGTTAACCTCAGATCCAGAACTGAGGTACACACCTAACGACACAGCAGTTACCAGCTTCACCCTTGCGGTAGAACGGTCTTATGTAAAATCAGGCACAGACCGCCAGGTGGATTTCATCGACGTAGTGGTATGGCGGCAAACCGCTGAATTTGTCTGCAAGTATTTTCATAAGGGACAATTGGCAGCGGTGCAAGGTTCCATTCAAACACGCAGCTACACGGACAAAGACGGCAATAAGCGGAAAGCTTTTGAGATAGTTGCGGAAAGCGTGCATTTCGCGGAGTCCAAAAAGGATAAGAGCAATGAGCCTGTAACTGCCCCTAAAAACGATGACTTTGAAGAAATTAATTCAGATGACGACTTACCTTTTAACTAACCAACAGAAAGGCGGTGATAATGTGGAGCTGTTAAACCTAATCCCTTATGGAAAAGAAAACGCCATAAGCCGGGAAGATTTGTCCAAGCTTACCGGCTGGGACGATAGAAAGGTAAGGGAGGAAATCAAGCGGCTAATGAGAAACGGCGAACGGATTTTATCTTCCAGCAGTGCCAAGGGCTATTGGAGAAGCGATGATCCAGACGAAATCGAGAGATTCCTTAAAGAGAGCGATAACCGCCGCACAACAGAGGCTTTAAATGTTGAACCTCTTCGTTTTTTCGTAGCCAAGTCAAAAGGTGAAGATTTAATTCCGGTAAGAGCGCATTACCGCAGGATACATAAACGGGCATCAGCCCAAACCGATATTCAAGGCGGTGAATAAATGGCACGAAGGCGAATGATAGTCCCAGAAATATGGCAGAGTGAAAGTTTCGCTCAACTCTCCATATTGGCAAAACTGGTGTTTATTGGATTGTTTTCAAACGCAGACGACGAAGGCCGAGGAATAGCGAATCCGGTATATATCAAGTCCATACTGTTCCCTTATGACGATGGAATGCGGGTCATCGACATAGAGAAAGCCCTATCGGAGATAGGTCAGTTCATGTCCGTGACGCTGTACACTCATGACGGAAGAAAATACTATGCGCTTGATAACTGGAAAAAATCGCAGACTATAGACCGGCCCAAACCGTCAAAGCTCCCGCCGCCAACAGACGAAAAATCAATCTCCGACGAATCACCGAAAGATCGGCGACAAGTCGATGATCTGTCTTCCCCTAAAAAGAAAGGAAAAGAAGAGAAAGAGAAAGAAAAATTAAAGGAAGTAGAAACTGACCTTTTTTGTGATTTTTCTGAGCCTATGCAGGAGACATTGCGGGAATGGCTGAAATACAAAGCGGAACGCCGGGAAAGCTATAAGCCCACCGGCTTAAAAAAGCTTATTGCCGAAGTGAAAGGCAAACTTTCTTTGTACCAGGAGACAGCGGTTATTTCCCTGATCGACGAGTGTATGGCTAACGGCTGGCGTGGAATTATCTGGGATAAATTGAACAAGAAAGGAGGCTTTTCCAATGTTCGAAAATCTGATCAGGAAAGCCCCTCCGGAAGTACGGCGGAAGCTTCAAAACAGAAATACGGAAATTACATTTGAGGATATCCAGGAACGGCGTATTCAGATCATGAACGAAGTTAAAGGAACCCTAACTGGGTATGACTGCCCCATCTGTAAAAACAAGGGCGTGATACATTACCTGAAGGACGGATACGAATTTGCGAAACCCTGTGAGTGTATGAAGCTTCGGGATAGTTTAAGGAGAATCCGGCAAAGCGGCCTAGGGGACCTATTGAACGAATATACCTTCAATAAGTTTCAGACGGAATCCCCCTGGCAGGAGGCTGTCAAAAACAGTGCATTGAAATTTTTGGAGGATCACGACCGGAAATGGTTTTTTATCGGCGGCCAGGTGGGGGCTGGGAAGACGCATTTGTGTACGGCTATAGTGGGTGAATTCTTAAAGCGTGGAATCAGCGCAAAATATATGCTGTGGCGGGACGAGGCGTTGAAACTGAAAGCCGTCGTCAATGATGACGCGGCATATTCAAACCTGATTAAACCCTTGAAAACCGTTCCTGTGCTTTACATAGACGATTTTTTTCGCACAGGGAACGATGAGACAGGCAGGAAAAAAGCCCCCACACAAGGCGATATCAACGTAGCTTTTGAACTCATTAATTACCGGTATAATAACAACCTGGTGACGATTCTGTCCAGTGAGTTGACTGTCGATCAAATTCTATTTTTTGACGAGGCAGTGGGAAGCAGGATTTACCAGAGAACGAAAGAATATCACTGGGATATTGCCAAAGACCCACATAAAAATCACAGGCTGAAATAAAAAGGAGGGAACAGCTTGGTTACGCTCTATATCCCTGGCAAGCCGCAGGGAAAAGCCAGGGCCAGGACATGCAAAACCGGGCACAGTTACACGCCGGAAAACACAGTGCTGTACGAAAATCTGATTAAAACTTCATTTCTGGAACGGTATGGGGCCCGGGGTAAAATCAGGACTCAGGGAAAACAAAAGCCCGCGCTAAAGATGGAGATTTACGCGGGATTTCAGGTTCCAAAATCATTTTCCAACAAAGACAGGATCGCGGCGTTAAGCGGAGACCTTCTCCCCACAAAAAAGCCTGATTCCGATAATATCGCGAAAGTGGTTGCGGACGCTTTAAACGGGATCGCTTATGACGACGACGCTCAGATCGCCGATTTAACGGTTATCAAGCGGTACACGGAGGATCCCTGCGTAAAGGTAACCATCGAAGAGATCAGCCATGACCTTTGACGAGCTTTGCGCTCTCGCCGGAAACGGGAAGCCTCTTCCCCGTTCCGCGCTTCCTTTAGAGCGAGTTGTATACCGTGGGCTTGCCTGGCTGTATCACGCTTACCGGCGCGGCGCTTTTTCCAAGGACGAAGCCGCTGAGGAAAAAGAAGCCCTCAGGAGAGAGTACGAAGACGCGAGGAAAAAAGAGAAAGACGACCTGAAGCTTCACCAATACGTCGATCAAATCCGTACAGCGCTGGCAGGCTGGTTTAAGAAGGTGGAGCAGAGCGGCTGCCCTGTGTGCAGGAGGCTCATTGAGATTTTGGACGGTAAAATTTAACCCCGCCGCAAACAGGCGTGAGAAAGGAATTTTAAAAATGTATATTACTTACGAATTACTGGAAGAAAAAGGCGCGTGTTCTAATGGCTTGAATTGGTTTAAACAAAATTTCCCGGAAGGCTGTGAACTTAACGAAGAAACCGTCGCAAGGGTGAAAAAATGCGATACCAGTTTTGTGTGGTGGTTTTATGACAATATCCAACAGGATAAAAGATTATATAAGCTTTGCGGCGTGAACGAGTCTTTCGGCGTGAACTGGTCTGACGGCGTGAGCAGGTCTAACGGCGTGAACTGGTCTGACGGCGTGAGCAGGTCTAACGGCGTGAACGGGTCTAACGGCGTGAGCAGGTCTAACGGCGTGAACGAGTCTTTCGGCGTGAACTGGTCTAGCGGCGTGAACAGGTCTTTCGGAATATTAAATTCATATGGGGTAGACTGCGCTTTATTTTTGGCAAACAAAAAAAGAGTATATCTGATATTTGGAAAAGAGGTTTCAGAGGGCAGATACCTTGAAGTGAAAAATAGTTTATATGAAAAGCTGGGGATCTGGAAACCGAATTTCAATAATATTAAAGCCCTATATCTTAAAAACGGTTCAGATTGGAAGCTCACGCCTATCAAAAACGCAGAAGAAATTGCACGGCAAGAGGCGTGGAGGGATATGCCAAGAGAAGCAGTTGAATATATCGCTTCTCTGCCTGAATTTGACGCGGATATGTTTTTTGAAATCACCTGTATTGACTTGAGATGACCCCGCCGCAAACAGGCGGGGACGGAGGACAAAAAAATGATCATAAAAACTTATGGCCAGCTTTTCGATGCAGAGGATAAGGGGGCAAACTATGACTGAATTAAAACGGTGCCCTTTTTGCGGGGGAATTCCGAAGATGCACATGATAAGTCAGGATTTTTTTGATACAGGAACATATACAACTGGATATTCTGTATTTTGTCAAAATTGCAGGTGCGCTACAGAATACGAACTTACACAATTAGAAGCCATCGAAGCTTGGAACAGGAGAGTTGATGATGAATAAACAAAAAGGCTGGCCTCAATGTGAAAAATGTGACCAGTGGAAAGAAAACAAATGCAGGGCGGTTAATGAGGAAGGTCTTTCACCTTGTGAGGTTATGAGCCGGAAAGCATTTAACTACTTAGCGAAACAGGAGGATTGAAAATGGCTGATTATATAGAAAGGGAATTAGCATTAAGGATAATAATACAAAAGCAGAAAGAATTATGCCCGCTTGGAACATATGGCAAAAAATATGTAGATAGCTATAACCGTGAAAAATTTGACGAGTGGCAAGAGATTATCGATGGAATAGAATCGGTTCCCGCCGCCGACGTTGAAGAGGTGAAACATGGGAAGTGGGTAGAATATCTTCCTGTGTTAAGGGTGGGCAATTTACAAATAGGATGTTCTGAATGCGGGTTGACCAATGATTTTAAAACAAGCTACTGCCCTAACTGTGGCGCTAAAATGGATTTGGAGGGATAGTTATGTGTAATTACTGCCAAACTCCAATTTATATCAAAACAATTCAATATTGTAAATCTTTACTTGCTCCATTGACACCAGAACAAGAACTGAGAGATAAACTATTGGATATGACTGGGGAAGTTTATGTGAATATTCCAAAAAAGTATTGTCCATTTTGCGGCGCTAAGATGGATTTGGAGGATTAGCTATGGCAAAGGTCGAAGTAACGGATTATGTGTCAGAACTACGCGCAGAATATCAACAAGGCTTTCAAGATGGTTATGCTTCGGCGTGGAGAGAGATTCAAAATGTTATCAAACACGCGGTAATTGAAGCGAGTATTCAGGTTTCGGCTAGAAAGGAGGATTAGTTATGTATAAGGAATTAGTTGAGAGACTGCGAAAAATGTATACCTTTTGTGCTTGGGACGAACTAAAAGACGCCGCCAATGTTATTGAAACATTGTTATCAAAGAATATAGAGCTAAAAAGGAGTATTACCTTTTTAAACAAAAACACTTTAGGAAAGCTTCGCGCAGAGCTTGACCGCCTAAGGCATGAAAGAGATCAGGCGGTGGAGAATTTAAAGGCTTACGAGGACATTGGCCATGATCCAGAAGAAATAAAGGAAATTCTAAATGCGGTTAACGGAGGATTAGCCGCTAAAAATGGAATTTGGTGTCCTAAGTGTGGTGATGCTCTTGATATTGATATCGTTAATGGAGTTCTTGCTATTGGCTGTTTTAGCTGCGGAGAGTATACACCGATACCAAAATTGATGAAATTACATAATGAATTACGATTGCGTGAACCAGCACAAACCAAAAAAGAGGAAAGGTGATATAGAATGCGACCGATTGATGCTGATGAATTTGATACAAAACTATTTAATGATGGATTTTTTGGTGGATTAGCGGAATGTATAGGGAACACTCCAAGAAAAAGAAAATTTACAATTGGAGAGTTCAGAGGAATGCTTAAAAAGGCTCCAACTATCGATGCTGTACCCGTAGTTAGATGCAAGGATTGTAAAAGTTATAAAAAATCTGGAGAGTATGAAGATGAAAATGGAGAGATAAAAGAATATTGGTATTGCGAATTTCATAGCTTACCTAAAAATCTTGTACAAATGCAGTCAGACGACTTTTGCAGCTACGGTGAGAGGAAGGAATCAAATGAATGAAGAGCATTATTTCCTGCGCCCCCCGATCATCATAAGCGAAGAGGAATTAAAAAGGCAAAAGAGAGATCCTAAACTCCTGATAGAAAAATTTGAACGGCTGAGACGGTGCGAATTAAATTCCGGAAAGTCTGAATCTCACCCGGACGTTATGAAACTGTCTGAAATGATCGAGAAGTTAAGAAGGTGAAAAATGCGACTGGTTGATGCGGATTTAGCCCCGGTTTATTTAAACGAGAAGGCTTGCGAACAAATCAAATCAATGCCAACTATCGACCCCGTTCATGCTGCTGGTGCGTGCTATTGTGGAGAGTGCGGTTATTGTATTCATCAGCCAGGTTTGAAAAGCGTCGAATGGATATGCATTGAATGGCATAACTATTGTGATTGCGGCCCGAAGATAGTCGCTCCAAATGATTTTTGCAACTACGGTAAGAGGAAGGAAGAACAGCCATGACCAGGATTGAAAAAAGAATATTTATGGACCTGAATCCTTGTGGAAAATGGTTAATGGTGCTCAGTAAGTTTAGTGAAATCAAGGAAATGGCGAATTTAATGAGTGATGAAGATATCAAATTCGCTGAAACATTCCTGCGTAACATACAGCCGGAGGTGGAAAAATCATGAAAGAACTTGCCCGCTTCACAAAAAGCAGGCTTTGTGTGGTATGGCTTATCATTACCGTCTGCGCCTTATGTGATCTTTTCCAAACCGTTGTTAATGGAAACACGCAAAACACTTTGATTAATTTTATCATGAAGCTGATATGGTCTATTGGAATTGCACAGGCTTATGAATTTGGATTTAGAAACGGAAAGGAGAATTGATCTTGACCAATATAACACTGGAATCTTTATGCGGGATTCATACTTTAAGCGCCGTTGAATATGGGCACAGCGACGACGGACAGTCTGAATTATTTTATTTTACTTTAGGTGGGATTACTTATTGCGCTGAAGAGGATCCAGATGATGGGTATCGCAGCGCAATGGGATCTTTGACCATAAGTAATAAGCAATTAAGTACAAATATTCCTCCTACTAAAGTGCTTTGCAAAATGAGCGAAGAAAAATACGTTGATTCTTTACTTATGATAGACATATTAACACAGAAAATTGTACTTGAAGTCGGAACGGACTACACAGAAGATTATTATCCTGTTTTTGTTGCAGCATGGAAGCCTAAAAATTTGTACTGTAATATTTCGAAGGAGGAATGATCATGGCAGGCTGGCAATTATTACTTTTAGGTTATTTTTTAGGCGCACCGTTAGGCTTCTTGCTTTGTTCCGTTCTGGTGGCAAGCAAAGACCCGCCCAAACCGCACACCACTTGCAAGGACTGCGTACATAGGCATAAGAAAGAGTGCCCTTTCTCCCATATCGAATGTGATATGACCGGGGATTCTATTTTCTGGCATACTAACAAACAAGATGACTTCTACTGCAAAGACGCCAAAGCACATGAACCGGAAAAGCTGTGAAGGGTGCGTCACTTGATAAATAAAAGGTAAGGTGCTATTTACACATGGGATTAATTGATTACATTGACACTAAACGAGTTACTATCGAAATATTAAAAGACTGGCATGACCAGCACTGGAAAGCGGATCAGAAGAAAAAAGAAATTTCGGAAATTGACCGGCGAATGACATCTTTGACCTCCGCGCTGGGAAGCAATCCTGTAAAAGGCGGTTCCAGCAAAACAGAAGAAATGCTATGTGCGTCTATTGATAAAAAAACGATAGCAGAACATGGACTGCGTTTAGCCCAAGAATATATTGCGGAAATCGGCCCAGCTTGGAATAGATTAACAGAGGACGAAAAATTTTATCTGTCCGCACGGTTTATTGATTATGATGAGCGAAATGGAATTGATTTGATCATGCGAAAGTATAATATCAGCAAAACAGAAGCATATAACCGAAGCAATGACGCATTAGGCCGGCTTTCAAAGCTGGTCTTTTGGCGTTAATAAAAAGTGTGGAAAATTTGTGGACTATACACTTGCACCTTTATTGACAATGGTTTAAAGTAGATACAAATGGAAGTTTGTAACAGCATACAAGGTTCATTGAACTCCTTTCCTAAGGACCGCAGGCCTAACGGCTTTGCGGTCTTTCTATTTATCCTGAAATTGTGGTGGTGGTATGGCGAAACATTTAACCGATAGAGAAAAGAAAAAGATCATTGCGGATTATGCGGAATGTGGGAATTATTCGCAAGTTGCAAGAAAACACAAAGTATCTTTTGATACAGTTAAAAGAGTAGTGATCAGCGATCCGGAAACCGTGAAAAAAGCGGAACAAAAAAAAGAGCAGAATACCGCTGATATTCTTGAGTTTATGGACAAGAAAAAAGATGATGTGTGCAGCATTATTTCCCTTTATCTTTCTGAGCTTCAAAACTCTGATAAACTTCAACGGGCAAGTATTCAGAGCATTGCTACATCGCTGGGCATCGTTATTGACAAATTTACGAAAGACGCGCAGAAACAGTCTGACACTTCCCTCTTTGAGGCCATAGCGAAAGCAGCTGGAGGGTTCAAAGTTGAGTAAAGAAATAGTGTGGGGGCAAAAGCAACAGAAGATTTTAAACGCTCCTTATTCCCATTGCTTAGAAGTTAATGAGGGGACGCCACGGTCAGGAAAAACAACCGTCAGCGTTTCCCGCTTTGCTTGGTATCTTTGGAACACCCCGGACCTAAACCATATGGTTTTAGCATATAACCAAGAACAAGCTTTTAAGCTGGTAATGGACTGTGACGGCTTCGGACTGCTTCATATTTTTGACGGAATTTCCAGAATGAAGCATGATGATTTCGGAGATCACCTGGAAATCGAGACGATGAAAGGAATAAAACGCGTTTACTACAAAGGTGCCGGTAAAGCGGACAGCCATAAATCATTCACCGGAATGTCTTTAGGAAGCGTTTACTTCTGCGAAATTAATCTTCTGCATATCGACGCAATACAGGAAGCTTTCCGCCGTACTTACGCCTCCAGGATAAGATGGCATATCGCTGATTTAAACCCTCCTGCTCCCAGCCACCCAGTAATCTCTGAGGTGTTCAACATACAGGATACCAAATGGACCCACTGGACCATAGACGACAATCCCATTATTACCCCGGAAAGAAAGGAAGAAATCCGAAAAACCTGTTTAAAGAATCCCTATTTATACAAACGCGACTGGCTCGGCGAGCGGTGTATCCCGCAAGGGGTTATTTATTCCATGTTTGACCCGCAGCGCCATATTCTCAGTTATATTCCGGACAGCGAAAGCAAAATCGAAATGTATTTCGCTGGTGACGGCGGCCTCTCGGACGCTACCTCGATTGGCTGCTACGTGGTGACCCGCACCATGCAGAACCAGTTCAAACTATACCGTGTCGCCGGGTGGTATTATTCCGGAACAGACGTTGGAATCACAAAAGCAATGTCGGTACAGGCCCGTGAAATCTGCGGCAGCTTTATTCCCTACTGCCGCCAGCTTACGGGTATGAGGGAATCCAGTATTAAGATAGATCCAGCTTGCAAGGCGCTACGCGCTGAATTTGATCTGCTCGGTTACTATACAGACCGCGCGGATAACAACGCCAGGGACATTAAAGGAGCCAGAAAAGGGATTGAGGTTGGTATTGAATATCTGCAAAGCAGTATTTCAGACGGGCGCTTCTATCTCGTGGAAAACGACAGGTTTGGACATCTGGATTTTTTAAAGGAGATCGGAATGTATTGCGTAGATAACAACGGCAATCCCGTTGACGCATATAACCACGCAATGGACGAAACCCGTTACGCTCATAATTACTTCTATAAAAACTATGTTATATAAGGCGGTGAGCCAATGCTGGAAAAACTAAAAGAGAGGGTGAAAAACTGGATGCAGAAGACCGGAGCCGAAACAGGCTTGTCAAAAGAGTTCAAAGATATTTTCGAGGTTGGAGGCGTGCCTGCTTTTAACCAATTTTACTATTTCGGTATTTTTATCTGGAAGTATTTGTACAAAGGATTTTACAGCCCTTGGCACAGAATACTGGCTCCTACCATTGAAAATCCGAGAAACCGGCGCGACCTAGAAAGAATGGACGTCGCAAAAGCTGTAAGCTCTGAACTAGCCGGCCTGATCTGGAGCGAACAATGTGAGGTGCATGTTAGTCAATCGGACAGTGAGGAACAGCCGCTGGAAGAGTTTGTCCATGATGTTTTAACAAAAAACGGATTTTGGACAAAAATGCAGGAACATATTGAACAGGTGCTTGCATTAGGCGGCGGCACTATTAAGGCATGGTACGAGGTTAAACGGGACAGCGCGGGAAATGAAATCCCCGAAAGCGGAGGAATACGGCTGGGTTTCTGCATGGCGGACCAGTTTGTCCCTACTGCCTGGGATAACGCCCAGGTTACGGACGGCGTATTTATCAGCCGTGAGGCAAAGGACGGCTATTATTATACCCGGCTGGAATGGCATAAATGGGACGGACTAACCTACTATATAAGCAATGAGGCGTTTCGCACTGAATATAAGCAGCCGAATCCAGGAATGACGGAATCACAGGATATTCTAGGATTTCGCTACCCCCTTAATGAGATTTATCCGTTTCTGAACGAAAACACCTCTATGCAGGGATTAACCACTTCCCTATTCGCTTATTACCGAACCGCTGTTGCCAATAACATTGATGATAACTCTCCCCTTGGCGTATCGATTTACGCAAACGCTCTTTCGACCCTCAAGGCGTTAGATATTTGCTACGACAGCTTTATTCGGGAGTTCCGTCTTGGTAAAAAAAGAATTATCGTTCCAGCTCAATGTATCCGGACGGTAATCGACCCGCAAACCGGAGAAATGCGGCGCTATTTTGACGCCTCTGACGAAGCCTATGAAGCGCTCTCCACGGATAGTCCTGATTCTTTAAAAATACAGGACAACAGCATTGAACTGCGTGTTGACGAACACGAGAGAGCGATAAACGCTTTCTTGTCTATTTTGTGCTTACAGGTTGGATTTTCTGCCGGTACCTTCACCTTTGACAGAGCGACAGGCTTAAAAACCGCTACCGAAGTGATCAGCGAAAACAGCAAGACCTATAAGACTATCAAAGGCCACCAGCTGCAAGTCAAGATGGCAATCGCCAAAATCATTGACGCCATTGTCCAGATCGCTTCCCTCTATGACATGAAGTGGAACGGGTACAGCATTAAAGCGCTGGCTTCACAGGGCTGGGAAACCAAGGTTGTTTTTGACGATTCTATTCTTCAGGACCGGCAGACCAACATCAACGAGGGAATCTTGCTGATAGGCAACGGCCTTATGAGCAAGAAGCGTTTTATGGTGGAAAAGCTGGGATATACTGAGGAGGAGGCTGTGCAGGAGCTGATGGAAATCGAAAAGGAATCCTCTATATCCGCGGATATGATCGACATGGCAGAGCAAGCCGGGCAGGAAGCCAATTCCATAAATCCAAATGAGGAACCGGAAGCCAAGGAAGATGACGAGGAAGCGGCGGAAGATGAATCCTAACAGGGGGTGTGTAAATGGCCAGATTAACCCCTAATGAGATTCTAAAGCTTTCGGAGCCGGTTGAGCAGGTTTACAGCAATATTGTAGACGCGCTTTTGATTAATATGGGAAAGCATTTCAATTCCGGCCACTCGCTTTCCACAGAGCAGTGGGAGATCCGAAAGCTTGCCGAACTGGGACAGCTCAATAAAGAGAGCATTGAGATTATCGCTTCCCTTACCGGGCAAAATAAAGAACTGATCACTGCCGCTTTAGAAAACGCCGTATACATGGCGACAAAAGACATAGAGCCGGAGTTAAAAAAAGCCGTGCAAAAAGGCGCTATACAAAACGCTGCCGCGGATAACGTGATAGCCAGCCAAAGCATTGTGCAAGCCTTAAACGCCTATGAGCAGCAGGCAATGGATAAGCTGAACCTTGTCAACACCACTATGCTGGAAAGCACGCTTGCCCAATACCGGAAGGTGATTACAAACACGGTTAATATTGAACGCCAAATGAAAGCGGCACAGGAGGTTTTGAATATTGCCACCGGGAAAGTGATAACGGGGACAGAAAGCCGCCAGCAGGCTTTAAGACAGGCGCTGTCACAAATACATAAAGAGGGCATCACCGGATTTTATGACCGCGCCGGGCGGAAATGGTCACCGGAAGCTTATGTCAATATGGATATTCGCACCACAGTGCACAACACAGCTATTGAAGCCGTCAAAACCAGACAGGAGGACTATGGGGTCGATATCTTCCGGGTATCAAGACACTCCGGCGCCCGTCCGCTGTGCTATCCGTATCAGGGTCGCTATTTTTCATGGAACAACAAAAGCGGAACCTTCACGGACGGCGAGGGAAAACGCCACCGCTACTCCCCTATTTCTTCTACAAGCTATGGAAAACCGGCCGGATTGTTTGGGATCAACTGCGGGCATCACCCGATCACCATGATTCCGGGCGTATCTATTCCGCGCGACAGGCCGGAACAGGACAAGGAAGAAAATGACAAGGTATATGCGGAATCCCAGGAGCAGCGCAGGCTGGAAAGAGAAATACGTTATTCCAAGCAAAAAGCCGCCATGATGGAAGCAGCCGGAGACAAAGAAGGCTTTGAAAAAGAAGCCGTGAAAATTAGGGAAAAACAGGCTGATTACAATGCATTTTGCAAAAAGACAGGACGCACGAAAAGGCTTGATCGGACACAGGTTTTTGACTATAATAAATCTGTATCTGCTAAGGCTGTTGCAGCGGCCAAACGAAGAGAAAAGCTTGAAACATCTCTACGCAGTAATCCTGTAAAATTGCCGGACGGAACCTTTTCTAAAATTACCGAAGGGACAAAAATTTCTGACATTGAAACTTTTGCAGGAAAAGGCTCTAAAACCGATCTTAGAGTAAAGAACTTCTTGGTTCAAAATTATGGTGGTTCTGCGGAAAACTGGCAGCACTCAAAAGGAAGAGGTTATATAGACACCGCAGACGGTCCTAAAAAAGCTGTTATTCACTGGTTTTATGAGGAAAATGTAGGTGCAAAAGAAATATTTGTGAAAGGCTGGTCGAAAAAATGAAAGTAAAATATAACGGTGATTATTACAAAGTCAGATTGCACAAAGGAAATGTTTACGATGTTATATCTGTTGAAAATGGTTGGTATGAAATCATAGGAGAAGATGGAGATCAAGGTTTTTTTCCGCCAGATGATTTTGAAATAGTTGAGTAGCCGCCCTGGAAATGAAAGGGTGGCTTTTTTATACTTATTTTAAGTTGAAAGAGGTGATCATATGGCAGAATGTAACCATGACTTTATCGGAACCGCTCAGCATATCAAATGCAGGCGCTGCGGCCTTGTTTTGAGCGCTGAGCAATACAAGGAATATAAGAACCCTCAGATTAAAAAAACGGCTGGAAAACCCCGTCAGAGAAAGAAGGTGGAATAATGAATGAATTTCAGCGTCTCATAGCTTATCTGAAAATCCTGTATCATAACCTTACCACACTGCACAGGAACCTGGTAAAAGACGGCGCTTGGTTCGCTAACCACAAGCAGATCGGGAAATGGTATGAGGAGGTTTCTGACCAAATCGATGATCTCGTGGAAACCGGAATCGCTTTAGGCTATTTGGAACCGGGTATTAAAGAATCCGTCCTGGAGTTTTCCAACGACTGCTTGGCGGTTCAGCCGAGAGGCCCGGAAGAAAGCTTTCGGTTGATTCTCGGGTACTTCCGAAGCGTGGCCGGCATGATGCAGGCAGCAGAAGCGGAGGTTCCCGCCTCTGTAGCCAACAAACTCCAAGAATATGAGTATGAGTGGAACAAAGAAGCCAACTTTAAATTAGCCGCCGCAATTGGCGAACACGCGCACGGCGGCAATGTGGAGTATGACGATGATTAGTCTTTAAAATTAAATAAAAACAGCGTCTTGCAGCTATTGCGGGGCGCTATTTTTATACTCATTTCGCCCCCGCAGCACGGCGTTAAACTGCGATGCAATCCGCCTATCGTTCTTAGGCGTTAAAGAAAGGAATGTATTTTATGGCATTTACAAGAAGATCACTGGGAGCTCTTGGCCTCAGCGAGGAACAGGTTGATAAAGTTATGGCGTTGCACGGTACCAGCATGTCGGACTTTATCCCGAAATCAGAATTACAGGAAAAAATTGATCTAGCGCTGGCAGACGCTCAAAAAAACGCTCTGCAAAATGTGAAGGTCAAAGAAACCGACGAATATAAGGCCGTAGCGGAGGAGCGCGATATGCTTCGCGCTTTAGGCGGTGATGATTTTTCGTCGGTGAAGCCCAAATTCCGTGAAACTGTCTATAAGATGCTCGAACGCGGGGAAAACGCTCCCGCAATCGCCGAGCAGTTAAAAACAGTCGCGGAAAAATACGAAGAATATTTTAACCCGACAGAACCCGCACCGCCCTCTTCCCCGCAATTCGGAGCGGAGGTCAAAGGACAGATGCCGAGCGGAAAAACCGGATCAACCTTTGAAGATGTGTGGGGCCTGAACAAGAAATAAGAAAGGAAAATTATTATGGCATTTACACAGTTAGAATTAAACTACGCGACCGAATACTCTAAGGCAATGGCAAACGCTTATCCGTATTGGTCTTATTTCTCTGACCTCTACGGAAGCCCGAACAGCGCCACCTATAAGCCGATCAGCGGAAAAGCTGTGGCTGTTCAAAGCATGACCACCAGCGGCGCAAGAGCGGTAAACCGCGATCAGATCACCGGAACTTTTAATCGCAATTTCAACACCTCCGAGCAGATTCTTACCATGAGAATGGATCGGGAATGGGACACTCTGGCTGATCCTATGGATATTCAGCAGGATCCGATCGTCAATATCGCCAATATCACAAAGACGTTCAACGAATTCCAGAAGGTGCCGGAAATGGACGCTTACGCGGCTTCCGCGTTGGCTCAGGCAGCGAGCGGCTTCGGAGGCGTGGACGATACAAGCCTAACCGCTGATAACATTCTGGAAACCTGGGATACCTACCTGGCGTATATGGTGAATCAGCGCGTACCCCGTGACCGTATCCGCGCCAAAATGACACCGGATACCTATAAGCTTCTGAAAGAGGCTGCCGGCATCACTCGTTTTGTGGAGGCTGATACGGGTATCCGCAACATTGACCGAAATGTCGGTAAGCTTGACGGCGTTGTCATTATGGAGGTCCCCAAAGATATCATGATGAGCGCTTACGATTTTACCGAGGGCTGGGCCTCTGCCACAGGGGCGAAGCAAATCAATCTATTGATGTTCGACCCCATTGCAATCGCCGCACCTGTTGTCTATGAAACCTCCATGATGTCCGCGCCTACCGCTCAGAGCAAAGGAAAATGGCTCTATTACGAGCGTTACTACTACGATGTGTTTGCCTTGAATCAGAGGCTTCCCGGCATCTTTGTAAATATGGCTTCCAACCCGGCTTTAGGCACCCTGAATATTACCACTTCCGCAGGCGCCGACAGTACTCATACCATCATCAATGGATTGGCTCCGGCTCCGTACGGCATGAAATATGTTGCTAAAACCAATACAGACGGAGCGGTAAGCGTGACTTATGGTCAGGCACTTACAGACTGGACCGATGTTACTAACGGAGCGAGCTTTACCACAAAATCCGGCGATACTGTAACCGTTGCGCTGGTTAATACGACCAAGGGAAATATCGCCACTGCCACCGGCTCCGCGCTGGCTGTCGTAGGCTCTTAATCAAGAGGTGGGCTTATGGCGTACATCACATATCAGCAGTATCTTGACCTTTATGGTACATGCCCGATTTCTGAAGAGGAGTTTCCTGTGTACGCCGGACTTGCGTCTGATATGATCGACAGTATTACGCGATATAGAATTGTTGAGGGCGGGGGAATCTCCGCCCTCCCGTCTATACTTCAAACGCTGGTTCAAAAGGCTGCCGCGGCACAAGTGCTATACTTCACACAAATCGGGCTGGAAACCGTGCTGACAGGCCAGGCCGGCCAGTCTTTTACGGTGGGAAAGGTTTCAGTATCGGGCGGCGCATTGTCCAGTACAACCACAAAGCCCGGCGCTCTGATGGTCAGCCCTTTCGCGCTTTCCTTGCTTGAACAAACTCCGTTGATGGAAAGAGGTGTGCATGTATGCTCAGACCGATTCCTCAATCCCTTTTGGGGGATTTAGCAATTATTAAGGTTTGCACGGGAATGGACGCGTGGCAAAAGCCCGTATGGCAGGACTATGAGGTTTCCCGTGTGCATCTTCAGAACACCAACGAAGTGAAAAAAACAAAGGAAAACACCGAGGTCGTGCTGCGCTCTACGCTGTTCATTGACGCCAGGCTTTCAAAGCCCGCCCTGGATTATGATTCTCTGGCGGAACATTCCCAAAAGGCCGGAAAGCCTCTCCGGTGCGAAGTATTTAACTCGCAGGGTCAGAAATACGGCGAATATGAAGTGCTGACGGTTGACCCGGTTCCCGATGTCCCCGCGACCCGCGTCCATCACGTAGAATTGGGGTTGGTGTAATGTCAGTTAAAATTACGCGAAACATGGCCGCCATTCAGGCAAAAATTAAGGCGGGAAATTCTATGATGATCCCGGCTGTTACAAAATCTGTCATTGAATACGGAAATGTTTTTGTTCCGGAAGATCAAGGCACATTAAAGGACAGCGCCTTGATTGCCAGCAGGCCGCAGGACGGATTAGCTATTTGGGACACTCCTTACGCGAAACGGCGGTATTACACCGGAACCCCGTCAAAGGACAAGAATCAAAATGCCTCCCTCCAATGGGTTGAAAAAGGTGTAAACACCTACAAAAAAGAACTGGATCAAGTAGCGCAGAACGCCTTTTCGAAGGGAATGAGCAAAGAATGAGCGTATACGACGATGTTTTAACCGCAGTTATTGATCTTGCGGAGCAAACGGAGCTGTATTCAAAAATTGTGATAGGGCCTATGCCTCCTGAAAACGGTATTTCCATCGCGTGGGGATCCGGGAACTTAAATACCTTTCTTGACAAAAAGGCCGCCGTCTCCATGTCGGCGGTTTTAAACTGCAAAAATTCAGATCAAGAGCTTGCGGCGGACACGCTTGGAAAACTTCACACGTTTTTGAATATGCGGAAGGACTACCCCTCCGCAGACCGCTTCCAAATCACAAATATAGAAACCACAGCCGCACCCGTCTATTTAGGGCGCGAAGAAAACAACCAATGGCTTTACGGCTCCAGCCTTGAAGTCAAATTTTATCTAAGGGGGAATTAATATGGCAGCTTACGGCTTGCTTACAATGTACAACCTGACTGCTTCTATCGGTGTATCCCAGGGATCGGATCCGCCCGGCACCTGGACTTATGCCGAACTAGCCGAGGGATTTGACAATATCGCGGAGGCTTTGAACGAGGTTGTTCAGCAATACTTTTTCTTATCGGACAAGGGATTCGCGAAAAACCACGTTACGGGAATGGCCCCGGCTTTTACGCTCACCGGACGGCGCATTGTTGGCGATCAGGCTCAGGATTACATTTTCAGTAAGAAATACGGACTGGATACCGACCGGCAGTCTTCTTTCCAGCTGAAGTATACCGACGCTCAAAGCAAAGAGGTCACTATTACCTGTGACTGCACCTTCTGCAATATTCAGGAATGGTCCGGTGCCAGTACCGATGACAGCGCGATTTCTGTGGAAATCCGTTTCGACGGAAAGCCCACAATCACGCCGGCGGACTAAATAACACAAGGGGGCGGTTTATCCTCCCCCTTCTATTTTTTATAAGGAGGATATCCTGATGTATACGCTTAGACAGAACGCTCTTTTTACTGATGAAATCGAGCTGCAAAAAAACGATGGAACCAGTGAGATCTTAAAAATTAAAATTGATATTCGTCCCGAGCTGGTAAAGAAATACCGGGAACTCCAAGTTTGGTTCGTGGATCTGCAAAAACGTTCCAACAGTAACCCCGGAGACCTAAAGATTGTTGAAGATATTGGGAAAGCCGTTGTTGATGTGTTCTGCCTTTTATTCGGAGACGAGAACGCCAAAAAAATCATTGAATTTTATTCCGATGATTTTCAGCAGATGGCCTACAATCTTTTCCCGTATATTCAAAACGTTCTCGTACCTAAATTTCAGGAGGTTGCCCGTCAAAGAAAGCAAGCATTTAAGCGGAGAGCGTGGAAATGAGACTGTATTCCCCTCTGAAAAAGAGGGTCAAATATAAGCTTGTGCCCGTGCGTTTAAATACCTCTTTTCGAACGGTGCTGAAATGCTATCAAGTGTTCTCCGACACGCTTTTGACAGATTTTGAAAAGGCCGAGGCCTGCTTATGGCTTTTAGTAAAATCAAAATTATTTCTGAAAATCCTGAAGCCTGACAAAAAAGCGGCTCTTTTTAATCTGATCTTCAAGGAATTTATTGACGTGTCAGATAAAAAAGCCGGAGGGGAAAAGTATTTCGATTTTAATCAAGACGCATGGGCCGTCTATTCTTCCTTTATGCAGTGCTACCATCTCGATCTGCTTGGCGCTGACAAAAACCTTCATTGGTGGAGCTTTACGGCGTTATTTAACGGTTTGTCTGATGATACGAAGATCATGCAAATCATTTCAATACGTTCCCGCCCCCTCCCCAAACCAACAAAATACAATGCAGAGGAACGCCGGCAGTTAATCAAGTTGAAGCAGCTGTACAAGCTTAATCTGTCAGAGGAAGAAAGAAAAAAGCAATTCCAAGATGGGCTTGCAAAAATCGCTGTTGCACTGCACACCCTGGCAGAAAGGCCGTAACGGTGATGATCGTGGATAAAATTAAGTGTCCGTACTGCGGTTATGTGATGCCTTTAAAAGTTGATCCTGACGCGAAATGCAAGGGCGTTTGGATTAAGTGCAAGGGCCGTAACTGCAAAAAGGAATTTGAAATAAAAATAGGAAAAGTCAAGTAGTGCCATTATGTGCCGATGACTTTCACTTGTGAGGTGATTTCATTGGCAGAAGGCGAAGTTGTATATGAAATTAGGGCTGATGATTCAAAAATAAAAAGCGATGTCTCTAAGGTAGAATCTACAATAAAAAGATCTGCCAAAAGTGCCGGAACCGCTGTAGAGCAAAGTGCGGACGACGCACAAGACAGTATTCAAAAAACCACAAAAGAAACCGGTGGTCTCTCCGGCGCTCTAAAAGATGTAGGTGAAAAAGCCACCGACGCTTTTGGAAAATTCAGCCCGGCTGGTGGCGCTGTTGGCGATTTAGTTTCTTCATTCTCTGGGCTTGGATCCTCTGGGTCTGCCGCGTTATTAGGAATTGGCTCCGCTGCTGTAGCCGTAGGCGGATACGCTGTATCTTCAGCGACTTCCATAGATCAAGCAATGAATCAATTCGCCGCGTCTACCGGAGTATCAAAGGAGTCTCTCGACGGCTACGAAGAAACTTTAAAAAGCATTTATACAAACAACTACGGGGAATCATTCGGAGATATTGCCGACGCTATGTCTGCTGTTACTCAACAAATGGGTGATTTAGACCAAGCTTCTTTGCAAAACATAACGGAATCCGCTTTTACATTGCGCGACACTTTCGGATACGACATAAATGAATCTGTCCGGGCAGCCAATGCAATGATGACTCAATTCGGAATCAGCGGCGATGATGCCATGAACTTAATCGCTACCGGCGCCCAAAATGGATTGGATTTCTCTGGAGAGTTACTAGATAGTATCAGCGAATATTCTGTGCAATTTGCAAAAGTCGGCCTCGATGCTGACGATATGTTCGCAATCATGGAAAGCGGAGCAGAATCTGGCGCTTTCAATTTGGACAAGGTTGGCGACGCCATTAAAGAAATGTCTATTCGTGTAGTAGACGGCTCGGCAACCACACAAGAAGGCTTTTCAGCTATCGGATTAAATGCTGATGAAATGGCGGCTAAATTTGCAGCCGGAGGAGATTCAGCCAAAGAAGCTTTCGACCAAACTATTCAAGCGTTGGCAGATATGGACGATCCTCTTGCACAAAGCCAAGCCGGAGTGGCTTTGTTTGGCACTATGTGGGAAGATTTAGGGCCGGAAGTAGTTACAGCACTAGCAGGAATTCAGGATAGCGCTTATGCGACAGGCGAAGAATTAGAAAATATGAAAGACGTCAAATATGACGATCTTGGGTCAATGCTAGATGAACTCAAACGTGGTTTTGAAATGCTGCTTGTCCCCTTGGGGGAGGCTTTGATCCCTTTATTAAGTACCCTCATGGAATCCCTAAAACCGTTAATGGAGGTTCTTGGAGAATCATTAGCCCCGATTTTTGAACAACTTGGCGAAGTTCTCTTAGTCATTAGCGAACCGCTTGGAAAGATTGTTGAATTTATAGGGCAAATTCTTGGTCTTGGATTACAGCTTATCAGCGAAGCACTTACTCCAATTTTAGACCTAATCGCACAACTCCTGGAACCTCTTATGCAGCTTTTAGATGGTATTTTAGGCCCACTGATGGGATTGTTTCAGTCACTTATGGAGCCGCTTCTGTCTTTGATACAGGCTGCTCTAGAACCATTGCTAGGACTTATCTCTGCTTTGATTGAACCTTTAATGAGCCTCGTTCAAGCAATCTTGCCACCAATACAGGAACTTTTCTCTGCCCTCACGCCTATATTAGAAACCTTGTTCTCTGCTCTGGAACCTCTTTTTGATATCTTTTCTCAAATTGCAGGACTTATTGGCGATGTTCTTGGTCCGGTTATCGAAACATTAGCGGGGATTTTCAGTAAAGTGCTGGGTGGCGCTATCGAGGCAATCATGCCGATTATCGAAGGCGTTATGGACGTTTTCGGCGGGTTGATTGACTTTATTACCGGTGTGTTTTCGGGCAACTGGGAGCAGGCTTGGAACGGAATCGTTGATATGTTCAAGGGAATTTTCAACTTGATTCCGACTATTGTCGAGGGAATTATTAACGGCGCTATCGCGATCATCAATGGTATTATTTGGGGGATCAACCAATTGACTGGGGCAATCGGCATTCCGGCGATTCCTGAAATTCCAAATGTATCGCTGCCCCGTTTTCATACAGGCGGTATTGTTGATTTCGCAATGGGAGAAGGTCCCGCCTTATTAAAGGACGGGGAAATGGTTCTGACGCAAAAGCAGCAGGCCGAACTTTTCGCCCTGGCCAACGGGAACTATTCAGACGCTGCAAATTCGTCTGTTATCGTAGTTAATTCTCCTCTTTATTTAGATGGAAAACTGATTACGGACAATGTAACGAAGCACCAGTACAATGACGTTATGGCAAAGAGGTACAAAGGATGACGGTTTATTTAAACAAAATTCCCCGCCCGGATATTCTCGTTGAAACCGGGGGATCGCTTGATGAAAACGAGGCCCATGTAACTTCATCTGCCCTGCGGATTTATATGCCGGCCGATTCAAAAGATATCGCCGCCTGCGATTATATCCAATTAGTTGAGAATAACAATGTAATCTTTGCCGGGACTGTTATGGAAGCTGAACAAGAAAACCTGGATAACGTGGATCTGTCTTACAAAATATATAATCTCACCCTGACGAACAACTCCGATTATATAGCCAGCGTTTTTGTCGACATGACGTTTCCGTCCGGCGCCAGCGTTACCCAGATTTTAATGGGGAACAGACCGGGCCAGTCTTGGTATGATGCATCTCTTGGCGAGTTCTATGGCATTATTCCGGTTAGAGTGGAAAATGAAGGAATTACCGTCGGGGAAATTGATGATTTTACTGGAATAACCTTAAACAGCCCGGCTTACTTATGGGGGCAGATCGTTTCCTCCGTGATAGATCAAATGGCAGATGTATGCGGTGCTTGGTGGGAAATCACCCCGGATAAGGTCTTCAATATGCGGTATACCTACAACCGAAGCACCGCGCCGATCAGCCTTGATTCCGATTCAGCGGTTTATAACGTAAATGTCACCCGCGATTCTTTTACCATGTATTCCGCTGTCCGGGTTGTCGGCGGACAAAGCAAAGGCCAATATCAGGAATTCCAAATCAAAAGTAACGGGGAAACCGGACTTCGCTTTGAAAGGCTCTCGCCTCAAATCGTTAGATGCAAATATCCTCTGTACTCTATGAGTAATGCAATTCAAAGCGGAGCTACATCTTCAACCGTGCCGGCTAATGTAAAAATTGGATTCAACGGAATTGACGATGACGACGACACGGTACAGGCGTTAATGAGTTATGGCGGATATGAAATTGAAATGAAAGACGGTTACGAATGGCTTGATCTTTCAAACGGCGGGTATATCCAGGTTAATGGATATCCTTTAATCCAGGTCTACTCGCGGCTGGTTGATGGAGACCTAAGAGAAAAAATCAAAGCCCAAAGAGGCGGCTCCGGTATTATTGAATATCTGATCGAAGATGAAACCATAGTAGATTTTTCGGACGCTGCTTTAAATGCGGAAACATTTTTGCAACGCGCCGCGCAGCCAGCCTTTACGATTTCATTTTCCACATTAATTCCCGGCTGGTCTGCGGGACAGCTTCTGACTGTAGATCTTCCATACTTTAATACATTTGGAAATTTTCAGGTGACTTCTGTTTCCGCTAAGAGTATCTTGTCTGAAGACAGCGG